TTTTGGACGAGCCGAACATCGAAGCAATATATGCTGTACGTCAGTTAACTCTGATGTTCAGTAAAATTGCTCTCCCGGCTGCTCCTCAACAGAGGGGTGGCAGCGTCAAGACCGTAAGGTCTGACCTCGAGAGTAAAGCGATGTCTGGTTTCGTCCAATGTGAGCAGGAAGTTCGCGCTACAGACCGCCGGCTTCGGCCTCATGACATTGAGGCTTTTTGTCGGATGTCTGACATGCTGTTCGGATCGGTGTTTGCGGCTGTAGACCGGGAGGTCTACAATCACAGCCTCCATCCGAGGCATGGACCAGGTGCTACCGCCGATCGGCTAACCAGTAACGGTAAGTACGATCAGCGGATCTGGCCTACGCGCCTTGAGCGTATTTTGCCTTTCGGCGAATACGCGCTTCCGTCTTGGAGTTATTACTCCGAGATGGACAAGGTGAACTTCCTCGAACCTGGCGCAGAGATACCTGTAAGGGTTATCTCTGTACCTAAAACGCTGAAGTCCCCTAGGATCATTGCGATAGAACCTACTGCAATGCAATACATGCAGCAGGGTATTCTACGCAGTCTCCTAAATGCTTTGCAAAAGGATAGCATCCTTCGCAGAGTTATCGGATTCGATGACCAAGAGCCTAACCGGCAAATGGCCATGGCTGGTTCCCTTAGCAGAGAACTAGCTACACTCGACTTGAGTGACGCTTCCGATAGGGTCTCCAATCAGCTCGTACGAGCCATGCTGCGCAACCATCCTCATATGCTTGAGGCCGTTGATGCAACACGGTCACGACGGGCTGACGTTCCTGGACACGGAGTAATCCGTTTGTCCAAGTTCGCGTCTATGGGTTCGGCTCTCTGCTTTCCCTTTGAGGCCATGGTCTTTACGACCTTGATCTTCATGGGGATAAGCTCTGAGCTAACCATGTCACTTTCCGAGAAAGACGTCGTGAGACGGTTTTCTCGGCAGGTGCGCGTCTTTGGGGACGACTTGATCGTACCCTCAAGACACGTGCTGTCCGTTGTTCAGAGGCTTGAGCATTTTGGTGCCCAAGTGAATCTGAGCAAGTCTTTCTGGTCCGGAAGGTTCAGAGAGTCTTGCGGACGGGAGTACTACGCTGGCAATGACGTGTCAATTGTCAAAGTCAGACAGGTACTTCCGACACAACGGCAGGATGCTAGTCTAGTTATATCCGCGGTTGCCCTACGTAACCAGTTTTATCAAGCTGGTTTGTGGGGCGCCTGCAGGTACTTGGACGATTACCTAGGGAAGCTTTTGAAGTACTTCCCGAACGTAACGCCCGAGTCTAGACTGCTTGGCCGAGAGTGTTTTCTGGGTTATGATAACCAGAGAACACATCCATACCTTCACAGCCCATTAGCTAAGGGCTACTACGTGAAGGCGGAACTCCCACGAGATCACCTCGAGGGACCCGGTGCCTTGCTCAAGTGTTTCATTATGAGCGAAGCCCGTAACAAGGCTGAAACCTTCCCCCCGGAAAGGGGAAGGGATGCTCGTCACGGTTGGATGCCTCCAGCCGATGAGAAGCACTTGGAGCGTTCTGGACGCCCCAAGCACGTCGACATCAAGC